CAAGCGTCAAGCTTCAAGCGCCAAGCTTCGATAACGTCAAGCGGCAAGCATCAAGCCCCAAGCAGCAAGCTTCAAGCGCCAAGCCCGAAGCGTCAAGCTCCATGATACGTGAACCACGAAACATTTGAAAACGATTAGCGGCTCTTGGACCAAGGGCCTCTGCTATGATAAAAGTATTGTTAGGATGCTTGTAATGCCAAGATATTTGGTGTGGACTAAATCTTAATTTATTACCCTTGGTTACTTTTAACTCTAATGTAAAAAAGTGCCCGTTATTATTACAGACCAATAGATCAGGAGTACCAAGTAAGCTAATGTTTTCAATCCTAGTAAACGAAAAATCACTCCACTCTTTAACAAGTTTTTTATGTAATTTAGCCTCTGGTCCCACTTATTCTTTTGAGGTAACATTGTCGTTCTTTTTATCTTTCAACGACGCTAACAATGCTACTAATGCTGCAACTTCTCCATACGGTTTTGTCCACATGTATTGCAATAATTGTTTTCTTTGTTCTTCTGTCAGTTCAAACATACATTCTCCTCTCTATAAAATTATTTTAGATTTGTTTTGGGGCGCTAGTTTGAGTACAACTCTTATTCCCTCTGTGGCACCTATTAAAGTATTTTCATGTGCTTCAATTTTTTGTATTTCAGATAGTCTGTTATTACCCATGTCAACATAAACTTTAGCATACATAATAGCATTACCTTTGCCCTCAACCTTACCCATGCCTTTGTTAAACTTGTCAGTAAACTGTCCAAGAATCTGTTGTAAGTCTCTAACTAACATTATAATAATCTGATCTTTCTTTTTTTAAATCTTTTACTTCTTGCTCTAATTTATTTATTTTAACAATTTGATCTGCAAGTTCTGTTTTGTATTGCGAGTTCATAGACAATAAATCACGTATGTTATTACGTAATTTACTTATTGTATCATCTGTTTTTGCTTCTTTAAAATCTATAACTACTTCGTTTTCATGGCTAATATCTTCCCCATGTTCTTTGTGATGTGTGTAAGTTCGCTTGTCTTTCATATATTGACAATATAACAATGTTACCTTAAAATGTCAATATGGGTGTTCCAAAAAGATTAACAGAAATGCAAAAAAGATTTGCAGAATATTTAGTATTTAACGAAGGACGTACAACTGGAGCTGATGCAGCAATAGCTGCTGGGTACAGTGAGAAGCGTGCTAGAGTTGAGGCATCAGAATTACAAAATCCTACGCTGTCACCACTTGTTGTGCAGTACATAGGAGCACTACGAGAAGAGAATCTTAAAAAGTATGAAGTGTCTTACGACAAGCATGTAGCAGAGTTAGGTAAGATTAGAGAAGCCGCTTTGAAAAAAAATGCTTTTTCTGCTGCAACCAACGCTGAGAAGAACAGAGGGATGGCCGCAGGATTATACATAGACCGTAAAATAATAAAAACAGGAAAAATAGAGGAACTATCAGAGGAAGAGTTAGAATTAAAAATGAAAAAAATATTAGAAGACTACGCTCCAATTTTAAATGCAAAAGTTGTTGACGCATTGCCAGAAGAAATTAATGAATCTTCGTCATCTTCTTCACACAAGAAGTCGGAAAAACAGACCTCTCCGAAAAGTGAATAGATCCATCTTCTTCAACATCATAACCAGCAAAAATTCTTACAGTTTCGGCATCTTTACTAAACAACCAACCCTCACTTACAGGTGTTGCTAGCTTCATAGCTTTAAATTCTTTTTCACTACCCCAACCACCTTCAGTGATAATATCAATCCAATCTATACGATACCTGCTGTATGGAAATTTAACCTGTTGCTTAACAGTCTTGGGTTTAGTGTAGCTGTTTATTCTTCTAGATTTATTTTTGGATTTCATTTCTGTATATGTATGGTAAAAAAATCAGTTTTACCAGAATTTTGTATCGCGCGCGCATAGGCAATCTGTAATATCCTGTAAGGTGACACTAAATAGTGTCACATGACACTTTTTAAAACCACAATTTGGCAGACATTAGCTATGTATACCAACACTTTTAATCAAAGTGACAGATTAGACACTTTTTCTAGAGTAGTTTTTTTTTTTATTTTTATTTTTTTTACCATACATATGCACTGGAGTACTTAGAACAATTCTAAAGTGTATTTATGCAACACTGTGTGATTTATTTATCACAATACTGCCTTATTTGCCTCTTTTTTGCCGTAATGCAACCTCAATACAGACAATTTATCTTCGGCTTCTGCAATAATTTGTAATAATTTGTCAACTTCACCGGTTATATCTATATGTTCTGGTATTACTAAAAGTTGTTCATTGATTATATCAATTTTAAATAACGAGTCTTCTATAACTGCGTCATACTTCTTTAGAAGCGTTCTAAATAGTTTATCGTTCATTTTATCTCCTTTAATTTATCTCTTAATTTTATAGCTAATAAAAATTTACCTTTTTCTCTACACTTTAATATTAAAGATTTAATTTTAAAAATTAACTTATCTCTATTTGTCATTAAAGTCCTCTGCTTTCATTGGTGTTGTTTTTTCTTTCTCGTCGTTTTGTAACTCATGGTACATGTCCAATCGTTTTAAAAACTTATGCTTCCACTGCCTTAGTGCAAGTCCTTCAGTTTTAAACTCTTGGTAATATAAGTCAGGCGTGCATACCATGATAACTCCTTGTTTAATTTTAGATCCGTAGACGTAGTCATGGGCCATGGCGTATGCTGCGATCTGCATGTAATAATCTTCAATCCATTCTTCCCTCTTCGGACGGTTACTTTGCTTGAAGTCAACAATAGTTTCCATGCCGTTGTGAAGACATACAAGGTCCGTAGAACCTGCGTACAGCCCCGGATAGTGTAACGTAACTTCGGAACCATAATACTCTTCCACTGGCGCAAGACCAATCTCAATAATTTTGTCGGCCATGGGACGCGCCTCTTGTCCAATCCTTGTAAGATCAACGATCCCAGTCCCAAGGACATAGTGCTCCAGGAATTTGTGCATACATGTCCCCCTATTACTAGAATGGTTTTTGATTCGTTCTGCCTCTTGTTCACCTACTTTAGCCTTCCATTGTTTTATAAAATCTTGATTTTTTGTGGCTCCTAATATCGTAGTTACACTAGGAAGTCTATAATTACTTATCTCGTAAACACGTTTCCCTGTTCCATGGTCCGTGATCTGTTTTCCAGTAATATAGCTGTATTTATTAGATTTTTTTATACCCTTAACCTTGGATTGTTTTTCCATTTTATCTACCATCTTATGATAATCTTTTATGTCCTTATCATTCATCATAATTTATTTTTAATCTCTTTTAAATACTCTTCGTTATCTTCACGTTCTTCACGGTTACGTTTAGATTGTTCATAGCTTTTTTTTAGCTCTTCATCTTCTCTTTGACCAAAGATCTCTTCCCAACGTTTTGAATAAACTTTATTAGTAGGTCTACTTCTACCGTCCCATTTTTCTTTTTTTGTAGCCATAACCTTTTTTCCTATCACTATATAATTTACACCACGACCACGAAGTTAACTTCGTTGACCAATGATATACAAAATTTAAAAAATTATAAATATATTTATCAAACATTATTTTCTCCTTTCAAAAGGCACAACATTAGTCATGTCTACCTTTTTAACTTTTTTATCTCTCTTAGTAGGCATAGCATCTAACACCTCTCTTGTGTCTAAATCTACAAAAATTAATTGTACATCTAATTCTTTTTGTTTTTTAGTTTGCGATCTATTTACTTTGTAACCATTTTTTGTGCGTAAGCTGATAGCTTTTACATCTACTAAAATAACGTCACCTGTGCCATCCTCATCAATCAACACTAGATCAACGGGTCCGTGTTGTGACATGTTACGAGCAACAGAGTATCCTAAAGATATAAAATACTCAGCAGCAATTAATTCAGCACGATCTCCTTTTATGTGTTTACTGTGTGCCATTTTTATCCACCTTCATAATCCATTTTAAAGCTGATGTTGTTGGATCAAATCCATCAAATTCAATTTTAGTGCAATTTGACAACATCACCTGTAACAATATCATCATCAAGATAAAACTCAACAACTTGGGACTCATCCACATATATCTCTCCTTCCGATTCACACGACCAACATTGATGTATATTATCTTCATTGTTGTCGTGTACTATTTTAATATATCCGTTACCTTTACAAGTTTCACAGATAAATGAATGTCTACGCTTGTTTAATTTTGCCATTTAATTTCTTCGCTTTCTCATTTGCAATTGATTCTATGGTTTTTGATATTGATAACTTGGCATCGGGCAATAATACCTTAGACAATGCAATCAACTTCTTATATGTTTCATGTGTAAGTGAAACATTTCTGTATTTAGTAATATCAGTCATTTTTTACCTTTCATTTATTTATGATGATAATATAGGAGATTAAGTTTAAAAGTCAATGACAAAATTTATTTTAATTATGTTTATATGTTCCAATGTTGCAGGCAACGAATGTAAACTAATACCTACACCTGTAAAAGAATTTGATAGTTACCATAAATGCGCTTATTTTGGTTATGATTATTCTAGTGCAATGTTAAAAGATTTTAATCCAGATTTTGTAGATCAATACAGAACGTATACAGCGTTTTCTTGCACTGAACAGTCAACTATTTGACAATGTGTCTAAATTGTGTTAGGGCTTAAGTTCTCACCACAATAACCTATCCATCACTCTCTCTTTGGATAGGTCTATCTACACATACAGCCAATCAAACTACCACTACCATCATTCATGATATGTAAGTTTAACGTGTTAACGTAGCCTGTTAGTTTTAGTCTTAGTATGTCACACAACTCAAAACAATCAACTTTACTTACTAACTCTATACCTTCTAGTATTTTATTTGTTATGGGTATTAGTTGGTATATTTCGTCGTTTAATATTATCAACTCCATTGCTAGTCCCTAATGTTATTATTTTTTTAATACTTGGTGCTTTTAATGTTGCATTAACACCATATCTCTTCCATGCTTTTTTCATTAGATTTAATTCTAATAAAAATGTAGACCATTGACCCTGTGATGCGCCTTCTAGATGTATTGTAACTGTTTTCATATTCCTCTCTTTCTAAAAAGAGAATAGGATATTATTTGATAGTTGTCAACCCTGGCCTTTGTATCTTGTCAACTTTTTTTGACGTTTTTCTGCCTTATTTAAAGATTTTTTATGCTGTCGAGGGCCTCTTTTTTTAGGTTTATCACGAGGTGTAAAGTATTTAAAACTTTGTCTGGCCATTTTTAGATATTAAATCAGCTTTTTCTTTATCTGTTAATTGTATTGCGGGTATATAAATTATTTTACCATTAATATGTTGTTTTAAATCACTACCACACAAAGAACATCTATAAAATTCTGGTACAACTGACACTAGAATTGTATCTTGATTACATTCTGGACACATACCATTAACAACTTCTGTATTAAATTTTATTCTATGTTTTATACCCATTAGTTTGCTAGTGGATTGCTTGTGCTTACTTTTATTTCTTCTATTTGTACTTTTAATAATTGTATTTCTTTTTCGTTAACTAATATTTTAGTGTGTCCATGTTTTTCACTTAATGCTGCAACTTTGTTTTCTAATACAGCTATTTGTGCAGAGTAATCAGTTGTAGACCTGCTTTCTAATACATTAATTTTTTCTGTAAGTTTACCATATGTTGCAAACCCACCACCTATTGCAACGACTGCTGCAATCAATGCTGCTATACCAGCTAGTTGATCCTTAAGATTTTTCATCTTTTAATTACTTTTTTTAATACTTTAGCTTGCCCTGCGTGTAATTTAGAAGCTTTCTTCAAACCTTTAATTACTTTTTTTACTTTTTTTATTTTATTTTTCATCATGAGTTTTTTCCATATGCTCTACCACCACCTCTTAGTGCTAGTTTAACTTTACCACCTTTGGCATATTTTCCA